ATCTAGTATAAAATTCTTTTCAAGTAACATCGAAGCATTGTTTTTTTGAGTAAATCCTAGCCATTTCCATATATTATCCAAATCTACCACAAAATCAGTTTTAGTATCATAGTTCAAATAGCAATAAAAGCTCGCAATAAATAGCTGTTGTTCAGTATCAGTAAAGTTCTTCTTGATTTTATCCAATAGCTTTAAATTGTAAGTATTAGTAAGCTTAGAAATGGGGTGATTTTCAATAAGTTCGACGATGTTTAGCTCTGTCATGGTGTCCTTACCGAAAGAATACACTTAGTCTTTAAGTTATTTTACTTTTGCTTTTCAAAAACAAAATCAATTCATTTGCATAAGAGATTACGTAAGCAAGTAATAGTAGTGCGATTTCAGTGTAACAGATAAGATTTAATAAGTATAAACTATTAAATATTATTTAAAAAAGATAAAAACCACAAAAAAGTTTGCTGTACATACATACAAGCAAGCACTTTAGTTGCTGTAAGCAAGACCACCCATACCCGACATAATACGTAAAACGTTGTAGTTAACAGCGTAGACACGGAGTTTCTTGATTAAGTTGGACGAAGAGATGTCTGGGTGAACCGACAATAAGAGCGTGGCATTGTCGATACGAGAGAAGTTGCACGTGCCCGAGGGTTGGTGCTCTTCAGGCTTCAAGGCAAACGAGTAAACGTTGATACCAGGGGAGACTGGGATGTTGGTGTGGTGTTGGTAAGGTTGAACAAGGTTGAAGTAGGTGCCCTTGCGTTCCGAGAAACGGTCATGACCGTTGAGGAGTAACTTAGCAGCCCAGACGCAGTTCTGAGCACCTGGACCACCATAGACGTGGGGGTAGGTGAGAGACGAACCGGGGGTGGCTGGTTGTAAGTAGGTGGCTGGGGCGCTGCTTAAGGGTTGAGCGGGACCACCGTTGACGTTGGTGCCAGCGGAGGGTTGAGCGGCGCTTAAGGTGTTGAAGGCGGTGTAGCCAGTGTATTGGTTGGCAGGGTTGGTTTCACGACCGTAGAGGAGACCAGCGTTCGAGAGACCGCTGACGTAACTGGTTTCCGTTGGGTATTGGGCATTAGACCAAGAGTTGATACCAGTGTCGTTGTAGTCAACAACGGGGGCGTTGCAAGCGCGTTGAGTGGTGTAGTTGCACCATTGGTTGGCACCGTTGTCAACGACGTCTTGACGTTGGACGACCCAGACTAACTCCTTGACGGGGTGGTTGAAGTTTAGGCGGGACTTGTAAGTCGAGCCAGTGAATGTTTCTTCACCAGTGAATTGGAGTTGATCAATCAAGTATTCGTGAGAGACTTGAGCGAAACGACGACGTTCATCAGTGTCGAGGTAGATGTAATCGACATAGAGAGAAGCGTTTTGTAAGTTGGGGTTCAACATAGAGGGGATTGGGGATTGGTCCGTGCCGCCGACGATGTAGCATTGAGCAGCGCGAGAGAACTCAATGTTGATGACGACTTCGTGGTATTGGAGAGCAATCAAGGGGAGAGCTAGACCAGGGTTGCGGCAGAAGAAGAATTGGAGAGGGATGTAGAGAGTTGTTTGGGGCTTCTCGATGGTCGTCGAGGTGCCATCGCCAGACTCCGTCGTGGTGAGGGCATAGGTGTTACCAACCATAGTTTGGTAACCGGCTTGGAGACCAGGGGGGAGAGTTAACTCGTTAAAGATTTCGAGCCAATCGCCATAGTGGAAATCGATACGTTGACCACCGATTTGGAGTTCGATGGTGTTGAGTAAAAAGTGACCTAGAGAATCAACCCAACGGAAAGACGAACCAGAGATCGAAACCGAGGGGATGTCTACTTGGAGGTAGACACGAGAGATTAAATCACCGTTACGAGAGATCGTGCACGAAACACGTTTGCCGAAGTCAGCAGTGCCGTTGAAGGTCTGTTGAATCGATTCCATGGCAAAGTTCGTGTGACGGCGATACACGACTTTGAAGAAAGTAATTTGAGGATTACCAGTACAATCCTACGGGTACCTTTTCTTTCGAAAAGGGTTAGACTATATCTTATGATATTCATACTGTTTTTACATTGTTTGAACCATATTTTTCTAAAATAGATTCAAACGGTTGTAAAATAATAATATGATTATCCGAAAACCATTTAGTCGTTGAACCTTCTTCTTTAAATTTTATTAAATTATCTTTTATACTTTCTACTTGTGTTTTTACAATAAAACATTTTTTACTACAATTTGTTGTTTTATCTAGAGGAACTAAATTAGTCCAATTCCAACAAATGTATTTTTCTGTTTCATTTTGTAAATCAAAACATTCTACTGGAATAATATGGTCTATATGCCAATAGCTACCATAGTTTTTCCAATTCATTTTTGAGGTAAAATTATATTCAAACCATTCTCTCAAATATTGAATTGGACATCCAATATAAGACATTGTAGTAGTTTCTTTTTGTAAAACTGTTCTCAATCTGGCTGCTAATGATTTCTTAATCCGATAATTCATATTAGATTTTCGTTCATCTGCGCACCATTTTGTTTTTTCATCTTTAAGGAAATTTGGATAACACTCTAGACAAATTTTTTTCTTATAGTTTTTTTTTAATTTAGAAAACTCTTTTAATGATTTCTCTTTTTGACAGAGAGAACATTTATAAATGAGTGTTTCTAAATTTTTGGCTCTAAGATTTTTCTTTCTAGTTTTATCAAATTCATTTAAACAATTTTTACAAGTACTTCCAAAAGTACCATTCGAATATAATCTAAAACCTCCATTTGGTTTTTCGATTTTACAATTTACACAAGTTTTTTTATCCATTTAGTTAAGTATAATAGATTATGTTTAATTTATTTAAGAAGCTTGGCTGCTGATTGCCCATTTCAATTCCATTCAGAATTATACTCTCATTATTTTCACTGTACCTAAGTTTTTTTCTTAGCCACTAAGTGTATTTCTACCTTAGTTTAGTAAATGAGATTTTAGGGGTTTCCAGCAATTTGATTTTCTTACCAGGGTTATTCTATTTAGTTTAGGGTGTGATTAACTAAATTCCCTGATTAACACTAGTGGATTCATATAGAATTCCACAAAAGGAGTTACAGACACTTTATTGTTTCAGTGTCACCTAGTGTTTTTCTACCCTACTGGCTTTTAAGGTATACGTCTTGTGCGCCATAAGCGACTAATTGCATTAAACCACCACCCATTTTTATATTGTAACATAAGAAAATAATTTTGGTGAAAACGCAATTAATTTAATTTAATTAAATTTTTATCTTAATCTAGACAAAAATATAATTTTTTATATAGCTATTGTGTACATAAAAAAATATTAAAAATAATTTCCAGTGCGGAACTTAATTAAATTAAAAATTAGGATCACCTAATAAAATATCTGCTGTATCATAATTAGCATAAACAGCACTTGCTGCACCACCAGACATACTTTTCATAGACTCATCTACTAGTTTATTTATTTTAGGATGTGCGGATGTATTCGTTAGAATATAAACAATCGTACCTGTTAACATCATCACTAATAGTATATTTTTTGTATACGTTCGTCTATGTATTTCTTTTCGTGTAATTTTAGAATCGATGTACATCGAAATAAACGTAATAAAACCACTAAAAAAAGCAGTGAAATAAGGATTGGATAAATTATTAATAAACCATTTTAATATATCAACAAAAACCATATTAACTACTATAATTTACATTTTTTTATAGTTAATATCCCGATATTAGGTAAAATGGTTTAATTAATTCTCTATGTATGTTTAATATACAATCAATTAGTATGGGCAATGAATTATCTGGTGACATATCAAAAGAAGATTTAATTGAAATTAAAAAAAAACAATTACTTCTCGAACAAGAAAATAAAAAAATTAAACTTAAACTAAAAAAACAAGAACAAGAACAATCGATATCTAGAGAAAAAACCAAATCTTCTAGAGAAAAAACAAAAGAAATAGAAAAACCAGAAAAACAAAAAGAAAATCCTAAGGAATTGTCTGAAACAATTTTAACTCCATCTAGTCGTAAAGAAAAAATAAAGCTTCCTAAGGATTTTATTGTACAAAAAAAACAAACCATACCCGTTCAATTAAATCAATCTACTGTTCAAATCGACCCATATACTATTTTTTCATTAGAACCAGATTGTACCGTAGACGATATTAAGAAGGTTTATAAACAACTTATTCTTAAATATCACCCTGATAAATCTGGATATAACAGTACAGAAGACTATAAAGTTATTCAAAAAGCATATGCTGTATTACTTAGTTCAAAAGAAGAAGAAGCTATACTAACTGGAATGGTAACACAAACAGTAGAAAAAAAAGCAGAAGAAAGAAAACGACTAGATACACATTTAGACCAAAATACAAACTATCATTTTGAACCATCTACTGGTTCTAACTTTGATAAAAAACGATTCAATGATATGTTTGATAAAAATAAATTTGTAGAAGAAGAAGATGACGGATACGATAAATGGTTAAAACAATCTGAACCAGAACACAATGCTCCCAAAATTGCTACTTATACAAAAGATGGATTTAATAATACATTTGATGAATATGTCAAAAAACAGTCTTCTAGTAGACAAGTATCACAGTATATTGATCCAGAAAGTCTAGTAAGTTATAGAGGAAGTTTTGAGAACTTAGGTGACTCTGTACAAGACTATACAACCGATGGAAAATTTACTGATTTAAAAAAAGCATATAGTGTTACTAATATATTACATCCTGGTGAAACAATAAAAAGAGATGAATATACAACCTTACAGCAGTTAAAAGCAGCTAGAGATGGACCAATTGAAATATCACCCGAAGAAAGAGAATTCCTTAACCAAAAACAAAAATTAGAACTAGACTTTGAAAGCAATCGTTTAACTAGATTAAAAGATAAGGATAAACGTATTGATGATTTCTATACTAGAGTTCACGGAAGAGCAATTGAGTTACCTAGTTATCGAAAGTAAATGTAAACCTGTTTACATTTAAAACTCTTAAATCGAAAGTAAATATAAATGTCTAAGGAAAATTTATCCGCAATTATTCGCGAAAATATCCGAATATAATTTAAAACTATACTAGAGTTTTATATATATATTATTACTGATTTGTTAAATGAGTGCAACATTTAAAGTTAAAAACAAGAAGGTTGATAAAAATAAAAATAGAATCCTGGAGACACTGGATTCTAAGCACATAGATATGATAAAAGAACTAGAGTCATTGAACAATAGATTACCTGAAATACAGAAACAATTGTCTGAAACTCAAACGAAACTGTCAGAAATCGATAAAAAAATTCAAGAAAGCGAGTTTGATATAATGAATTGTACCGTTTTAGATGATATTATGTATCGAGATAAATATATAATAGAAGAAAAAATAGAACAATTACTAACAGAAATTAATAAGATTAAAAATAATGAATATATTAATGATTATTTCTTAAAAATAGGACATCTATTATATGATTACTATGATGGTAGTAATACATTAGGTAAAGAGTTTCAAACAAAAGGAGAGAATAGTTCGAGTACAGACAATGAAGATAATGAAGATGAAGAAGATGAAGATTTATTTCTAGAAGATGATTTTGAAGATGATGAAGGTTCAGTCGGTTCTACGAATAAACGTTCTCCGAAAACAAATCTTACAATGGCAAATAAAAAAACAAAAATTACAGATTTCATCGAAAAAAAAGATGGTTTCGAAAAAGCAGAACTATATGACAAATATGTTAAACTTATTAAAAACCAAACTTTTATTCAAAAAGATATTTTTATGAAGAAAAGTCAAGTTGGACAAAGTGCAATATGTCCTAAATGTAATATTTGCTTAACGTTAGTCCATTCTGAAGGTCTACAAGTGTGTAATCAATGTGGTCGAACAGAATATATTTTGATTGATAGCGAGAAGCCAAGTTTCAGAGAACCTCCACCAGAAGTTAGTTATTTTGCCTATAAAAGAATTAATCATTTTAATGAATGGTTGAGTCAGTTTCAAGCGAAAGAATCTACTGAAATTCCACAAGAAATCTATCAATTAATTTTATTAGAAATGAAAAAAGAAAGAATCAATGATTTGAATAAAATCACCCACGCCAAAATTAGAGAATATCTAAAGAAACTAAAACTTAATAAATATTATGAACACATTCCTCATATTTTGAACAAACTAAACAAAAAAGTCCCACTAATTAGTAAAGATGTTGAAGAAAAACTACGTCATATGTTCAAAGAAATACAAGCACCATTTATGAAAATCTGTCCTCCTAATCGTAAAAACTTCCTTAGTTATAGTTATGTTTTACATAAATTTGTAGAACTATTGGGATTAGACTATTTGAAAGAAGGCTTTCATCTTCTTAAAAGCAGAGAAAAACTACACCAACAAGATCAAATGTGGAAAGAAATATGCAAAGAATTAAATTGGATGTTCATTAAAAGTATCTAAGATAAGTTTCGCTCATTTCGCCTAAAGCGAAATGCGAGCAACCCTTAATGTACTTTTAAGAACAGCAAGTTCTGAAAATCAGAACTTGGCTTGTTTATAAAATCCATATAATGGATTCTTACCCGCCGCTTAGGCGGCTAAGGTCGCTCGCTAGAGCGAGACTTATAAACAGTTGCGTGATAGACGCAAACTTTTTCATTAAAAGTATCTAATTTTATAGAATAGCAGTTCTTCTCATTTGGACAGTATAATCATTTTCTGTAATATATTGAAAATGATCATCATCTAGTCTAGAAAAGGTAGCGCGAAATAGACCACCATTTGTGTGCGGAACTTCAATATTTGGTTCTCTCGTGAGAACATATTCGATAAGTGCTTGTTGTTGATGTTTTTTAGCAGGTACATATACTCCGTTAATCATTACTTCTACACGATAACTAAAATCTTTAAAATGATTTACATAGGATGCATATTCTGGAGTACAATAAAGAATAGTATACTCGTTTCCTACGTTATTAAATCGATAGACAGAACCCTTGGTATCCTCTTTAATCAAAATTAGTTTTGAAGCTAGAATTTCTGATTTTAGTTCATCTGAAACAGGGGTCCATTTTTCATCCCAGAGAGAAGCGACGTAATATTGGTTAGAGTTCATTATATGTACTTTATGTATAGAATGAAATGTATGTCAATTTTTAAAAATAAGGATTCACTATTTTAGTATGTATACAATAGATAAATTAAAAATATGTATATTAAATAAATGGAGTTAAGGGTATATGTTCATTTATTCCATATATTATTTGTTGGCTTCCTTTTTCTATATGTAGGAATATATAGAAACAAGATATCTACGATAATGTATCCAATATTATTAAGTTTAGGTCTAATTATTATTTTTTACCATATTTTCAAGTTGTATAGTTATATGATGCAAGGAAAGGGTTATTGGGTTAGTCTAATACATATATTGCTAGTTGGTCCATTACTTGTTTTTATTGGTTATAACGCTGAAAAAACATCTAGATTGTATTTTGAGCTATTGATGATGTTAGGATTTGCAGCAATCGGTTATCACGGTTTCTATTTATTTAACTAAAGATATGGATCATTTTGTTTAAAAATAAGGATTTTTATTTTTAATCAATTATTTATTGCTTATAAAAACAGCCGTGTGCTATTTTACGAAGCTCCATTCTAGTATCCATACCACCACGAACCCAGCCACCGTTTTGTATCATAGGTGGAATAATATGTTTAAGACGCTGAGGATTGTTTTCTTCTGGTAAATAGTTCATATTGTATTCTGTAACATCTGGTTGGATACTGCATTGTAACTTTCCATCAGAACTGAAATTTGCTAATTTTAACATCGATTCTGTGTCTACAATAAGCGGTCCTCTAGCTTTATATCCAGTCTGATTTGTTCTATCTTCTAGATGGTGTCTACCTTTACCGTGTGTCATTTGTTCTCTATTATTTCTAACCTTACTATCTTGATCGATACGACAACCATCTAGAGAAACCCAACCATATCCATCTTTAGGAGTAATAGTAGGATTGCAAAAAGATATGTCTCTGGCGGTTTTAGCACCACATTCACTTAGATAATTTTGAACAGGATAATAACCAGCATTCATATCACAATATAATTCACATTTTCTACTAGAAACACCATTCCAGGTTTTATCACATTTTTTACTAGAAACACTGTTTGTAGATTTTGTACTCATTTCCTATTATTATATCTTATTTTTTTTTATATAATTATCAATATAAAGATTTAATCATATACTATGTATAATTCTTTATTACGTGCGTTTTCATATAGTTAATATTTTATCTTTTTTTCTTAGGAATGTACAAGTATATTATTTATTGTTCGATTTCAGCTGTTATTATCATTGCTGCCAAATATGTTTATCAAAATTGGATTAAGCAAAATCATACCATAGCTACAATTAAACAAGATATTCAATTACTTCAAACTAAAGTTAAAAATGTCGAAGAACATTTCGAAAAAACGAAAGGTTCAATGAGCGGTGGTGTAACCATCCCCATTATGTTCCAAAAATTTGAGAACACCCCTCCACCTCAACAACCTCAATCATCAAAACAGCCTCAATCTCCTATACAAACTAAAAACATAGTTGAACTTAATAATGATCTAAGCTCAGCATCTTCTAATTTTTCTAGTGTATCTAGTAGTTCCAGAAGTTCTGGTTCAACTGTAAAAACTCCAAATGTGATTAACCTTAGTCCAGCAAAATCTGTTAAAAAAGAAAATGATAACTTATCGGTTAGCGAATCATCTAAATCATCTAGTAAGAGAAAAGTATTAGATATTAGTGATGATGTACAAATTGTAAAGGAAGTAACAGAAGCAACCTCTCCTAAAAAAGCAGAAGCTTTTAAAGAACTAGAAGCAGAAACGGTTACAGAAGAAGTAGCTATGGATGCCCCTAAAAAAGTAATAAAGAAGAAGGCATTACCTGATGCAAAGGATTTTCAGAATGGTGATAAACATACAGATGAAAACAATGTTGAATACCTATGTATTGTTGGTAAAAGAGGTGGACATTCTTGGAAAAAAATTAACTTGTAATATAAAAATAATGATAGACTATAGTAGAGGTGGATATGAACTATCTAGTACCATTATTTATATACTTTGTATCTTTTATATTTGTTGTGTATAAATATAAAACAAATATAGCAATAGAAGGAAGTCTTAAGAAAGCGGAAGGATTTGCAAATCCAACAGATCAATGTATCGATGAAGATAATACAGTTCGAAAATTAACAGCAGATGAAAAAAAAGAAATAGATAAGAAAGCAGATAAGAAAGCAGATAAGAAAGCAGATAAGAAAGCAGATAAGAAAGAAGATAAGAAAATAGATAAGAAAAAAAGTGACAAAGAAGTTTTTTTAATTTATAACAAAGTTAACTATTTACAAGCAAAAGAACTATGTAAAGTATATAGTGGTCGTCTAGCGACAAAAGACGACTTAGAAGAAGCATTTAAGGATGGAGCAAATTGGTGTACGTGGGGATGGTTAGATGGAGAAAAGATAGGATATCCAGTGCAAGAGAAGTTTTGGTCATTCATAGAAAAAAAACATAAAGGTCATTGTGGTCCTACGGCAGGTATTAATATAATTGATAATATTGATCCACTAAAAGTGTATAGTGTAACGTGTTATGGTAAAAAACCAAAAAAATCAAAAAATGATATAGATTTAGAATTAGTATTAAATGAAGTGAGTGTAGATGATTCATTACAAGCAGAAATCGAAAAGTGTAAGCGTTCGAAAGAAGAAGCACTACAGAAAAAATGGATAGATGAAGAGAAAAAGAATATTCGAATTGTAAACTTTAATGAATCGAAATGGTCAACTACAAGTGAAACTAAAAAAGAAAATAAAAAAAAATAAAAAATATGTGAATTGATTATATTTTTTATTATTGTATCTTAGTAAAATGAAAATATACTTGGATTCATTTATTGTTCATATCGGTAAGTCTGCTAAAGAAAACTGGGAGATTTTAGAACAGTCTGAACCAACAGATATATGGTTTCATCTAGATGATAAGAGTTCTCCGTATGTGATACTAGAAGCAGTCGCGAATGTACCAGTTCTACACGATATGATCATAAAATGTGCTAAATTATGTAAATCCTATAGTAAAGATAAAAAATCTACTAGAAGCTCTGTAATATATTGTCCAGTAAGTAATCTTAAAAAAGGAAAAGCTATGGGTTCAGTATTATTAACAAATACACCACAACGTATTACTATCTATGAATAAGTATAATAGTACTATAGATATTCAACTATCTATATTTCTATTTTTCTATATATTTATCGTTTATTAGGAACGGGTTGCCACTCTTTGCCGTGGTTACTAAGGTTAAAACCTAATGAACGAAATGGTGGTTCAACTGGTAATTGAATACGGGTTAATATACCTTCTTTGGAAGAATCTGAATCGCATATTTTAATATTTACGTGAGGAGGTACATATAGTTCACCTTGTCCTAAGTAGTAACCAGCTGGATACTTTAATAAAATTTCAAAATTGCCATTACGGTCGGGTTTTATCTCACCTTTGTTAGGAGTATTTTCATAGGCAACTTCTTCGTTAGGAAAAGGCAATCCAGAACCAGCTATGCTATAGGTACAAGTATTGGGAGCAGCTGCCCAGTACTTTATCAATGAAGCACCTTCGGCGACACATTTTAGTTTAAAGTTACCAGATTTGTTGGCAAATACGACACCCTTGCAAGAATCCCATTTGAAGTTTAATACAGCATCCCAAGATGCACCATAGATTGTTGTATGAGAACATTTGTCATACTTGTTTGGGCGAGGAACTTCTTCTAGATATTCGTAGGTAACAGTTGGGGTTTTAGGATAACCGTTAAATGTAGTAAAACAGGTAATTGGGTCATCGATGTTATAATATAAGTTTTCTAAAGAATTACAGGACATTCTATTCTTTTATTAGAATTTTATTTTATGATATGGTACATTATAAAATATATTTAATGTCACTAGGAATATGTTTTTTCATAAAAGAATCTATCGAAAAATGCTTTTTCACATTTTTCTTTGTAAAACAAATCTTATTTGATTTTAGTTTTTCAACTTTCCAGCCATCCATAATGGCACTATAAATAAAACACATTTTCATCATAAACATCATAGAGCTATCAATATGAATAGATATAGATTCGTCGGTCAAACTCATTTATTTACAGTAAGTTTAGAAAGGTTTTTTACGAAACGCACCCCATAAATTGATTTACTTTTTTTTGGGAATTGATTTAAAATAACTTCTCCTATAGAATCATAAAATGGCAGACTTAGGTATTTTTCTGGAAAGTTTTCGAATTTTTAAGTCTTCTTCCTCTCACGAAGAAGATGGCAAACCTATCGAAAAACCAAATATTACTAGTATTACGGGCGGTTCTTATCGTGTTCCTGAAGAAAAACTAACTGCGTTTTACACCAACTACGTTAAATCCCTAGATGAGGGTAAAAAACTGACTTATCTAGAAACTCCCAACCGTGACCTTGACTATGGTGTAGTAAAAGTTGATTTTGATTTTCGTTATCCAGGTGATAATGGTCTACAACGTAAATATACCAGAGAAAACATTACATCTGTTGTTTCTATCTATCAACAAATCATCAATAAATATTTTACCTGTGAACCAGAAGACTTGACTTGTTTCGTTACAGAAAGAAATAAGCCTTATCAGCTCGAAAAAGAAGACAAAATTCGTGATGGATTTCATCTATACTTTAATGTTGGTCTACCTTATTCGTTTCAGCACGTTCTTCGAACGATGGTAATTGACGAAATCACTTCAAACGATATGATTGGTAATGTCGGTACTCTAAATCCGATTCAAGATGTTGTTGATAAAAGTGTTATCGAGACAGGAAACTGGTTTATCTATGGCAGTAGAAAATCAAATTTGGAGCCTTATGCATTGACAATGGAAATCGATCACGAAGGAAATCATCTAGATACTTCTCGTTGGAAACTAATCGATTTGGTAAAAACTCTTAGTATTCGTAAAGAAATCGAGAAGAAGTCATATCGTACCAAAGAACTAGAAGCAGAAATTAAGGAACGAGCTCCCATTAAGCTAAAGACAAACCAAGCTATCAAGCTAAAAAAAGTCGCCTTAGAAAAACAAATCTCTTCTAGCACATCATTGCCTGAAAATTATGAACACATTAAAAACTTAGTAAACATTCTATCACCTGCACGTCGTGATAACTATACATCTTGGTTTGAACTAGGTGCCTGTCTATACAATATTGATGTACGTTTCCTTTCGATTTGGATCGAGTTTAGTAAAGGATATGCACATTTCAAAGAAGGTGAATGTGAAAAATATTGGTCTGGATTTAAAAAAGATGCCCTCGGAATTGCAAGTCTAAATTATTGGGCAAAACACGATAATCCTCTAGAATATGAAAAGATTCGTCGCAATTCCATTCGGTTCAAACTAGAACAATCTATCAAATCACCATCTCATTTTGATATTGCTATCGTAGTACACGATATGTTCAAGCACCAATTCGTTTGTACTAATCCAAAAAATAAGAAATGGTATCGTTTCAGCTCTCATCGCTGGGAAGGCAGTGAACACGGCTATTGTATCCGTTCGGTTCTATCAAAAGAAGTTGCTTCTGAATATCTTCGTTTCGCAATTGAATGCAATCAAAAGATTATGCAACTCAATGCAAATGAACACGACTCTGATAGTGGAAATGATTCTATCGTAAAGGCTCTAGAAGACAAAGTTAAATCTGCAAATAAGATTGCTTCCTGCCTCAAAACGACCAGTTTCAAGGACAATGTCGTAAAGGAATGTTCAGAATTGTTCCTTGATACATCATTTATGAATAAACTTGATAGTAATTTGATGATAATCGGTGTTCAAAATGGTGTATTGGATCTAGAAAAGAAAGAGTTTCGAGACGGTCGTCCAGATGATTACATTAGTCTACAAACGAAAGTAAATTATATTGAACACGATATGAGTGATATGGATTTTAAGGCAAAGGTAGATTTTGCAATGAATTTTTTTAAACAAATTATTCCAAATGATAATGTTCGTAAGTATCTACTATTGCGTTTTGCTAGTTGTTTGACTGGTCACGATGATGAAAAGTTTCCAATTCTTACTGGTTCTGGTGGTAACGGCAAAACAATTATGTTGGAATTTCTACAAGAAGTTTTCGGAGAATACGCTTGTGCCGTTAGTACTACCATTTTTACACAAAAGAGTGGTTCATCTAGTGGTGCTACTCCAGAAATTGCTCGTATTCGCGGTAAACGTCTAGTTAGTGCAGAAGAAACAGAAGAAGGAACAACAATTAATGTAGCCAAGATGAAAGAACTAACTGGTGGTAATAAGATCACTACTCGTAAATTGTTTGAAGACATTGAAGAGTTTAAACCACAAGCACACTGGTTTCTAGTATGCAATAACCTTCCAAAGATTACTAGTGATGATGGTGGTACTTGGCGCCGTGTTCGTACCATAGATTTTCCATCTTGTTTCGTAGAAGACCCGAAAGATCCTATGTATGATGGAAATCCATATGTATTTCAACGAGATGAACATATTGGTGAAAAACTATATGAGTGTCGCGAGGCGTTCTTTAGTCATTTGTACAATGTATACTATATGGAATACAAGAAGCTAGGATGCATCAAGGAGCCGACTGAAGTGATGATGTCAACTAATATTTATCGTCAAGAGAATGATTTGTTCTTCCAATACATTAAGGAGCGTATTACTCGAGTCCCAAATAGCATTGTAAAGATTACAGAAGTATATGGTGAATTTAAATATTGGTTTAAGGAGTCTGGTATTGATGCAAAATGTCCTGCACAAAAGGAGTTCAAAACATATTTCGAGAAGAAGTTTGGACCACACGGTAGCCATTCACAAAAGAATGCTGGCTGGAAGGGAATTGCGATTATTCCACGTGAAATCGATTTGGAAACACCTGCTGATTTTGAACCTACGTCTGAAAAAGATCTATAAGTATTTACCTGTATAAAATACAATATAATTATAATACTTACTTTGTTTGTTTAAAGATATAAATTAGTTAATTAATTTATATATTTATTTTAATATCCTAAGCTAAAGATTTAAGCTTTGAGGGCTTTCTTGGCAGCGCGAGTAGCGGCGATCTTAGCCTTGGTTTCGGCGGACATAGGGGCACGCTTGGCACCCTTGTCTTTGCGTTCCTTGCGAGGACCCGAGGAAACGGACGAAGAGGGGGAAGCTGCGGCTTTCTTGGATTTCTTCTCCTTCTTGGGTTTGGAGGCGAGAGTGGAGCGACGTTTGGCTAAGGCAGCGGCTTTCTTCTCAGCGGACATAGGACCGCGCTTGACACCCTTGGCTTTGCTGACCGAGCCAACGTGAGGGGGCATACGGAGTTGAGTGCGGGCAGCCGTGAGAGCGGCGCGTTTGTCGCCGACCCAAGCGTTTCTCATAGCAATGGCATCATCAGAGGTGGCGCCACGACGCTTCGAGCTGGAACGCATAGAAGCACGGGCAGAGGCGGAGGCGGCTAAGCTGGCGCGCTTGCCGGCTAAAGCTTTGGCGATGCGACCAGCGGGGACAGAGCCCTTACGGGGGTTAACAGCTCTGGGGGCAACACCGATAAAGTCATAGAGAGCTGGACCGGCGCGACGAACACGAGGCTTGCCGCTCTTGCCGACTGAGACCGAACCATCCTTGTTGCGGTAAACACGTTCCTTGCGGAGGTAGAGGTAACCCTTTTCAGACGAGTCGCTTAGGTGACGTTCGGCATCGGCGTGAGAGTACTTGGTGTGGTAAGTGCGAGAACGCTTGACGGAAGCAGCGCGAGAGTCCTTGCCCTTTAGTTTGTTCTTGCGATCGAACGATTTGGCTTCGCGCATCTTGCGGTTCCAGTAAGCCGAGAAAGCTTTGGCGGCTTTGGCGTTGGAGACGAGAGGCTTGGCGGCACGAGGTTTGGCAGCGATTGTAGCCATGTAAGCAGCGTCGGCACCAGAACGAATGAGGAAGCGACCGTTGTCATCACGAACAGCGGTAGCACCGTTGGAGAAACGGAAGAGTTGACGACCAGATGCATCGCGACCGGCATCGGCGACTTTGCCTTCAGCGAGGATTTGGGCGTCGGACTTGCGAACACCAGTGACCTTGGGTTTAGCCATTAAGTTTTGACCCTTCTTCATGCCCTTCTTGCCAGCACCACCGAAGATGCGTTCAAGACGGTCACGTGTGGTTTCAGAAGCCATCGAACCAGAATCGTTAGATTCAGACGATTCTTCTTCGCCGCCGCGTTGTTGCTTCTGTTGTTGTTGCTGTTGCTTCTTATCGCCAAATAATTGCTGGTAGTATTTGTTCTCGAATAGTTTGCTCATTTTATATTATATCATAAGATTTTTTTTTTCATTGAAATAATTTAATTACAATTTTAATGGAAAAAAACGTATTTACATTTTTTTGTAAAAAAATCATTTACTACCTTTACAATTTATACGCAGTATCGTATCAAAGTATAGCGAGATTATGAAATGACTTTTCTTTATATTTGTTTTTCTTTTTACAAGGACATCCACGAATGAATCAGGTTATCAAATACACCTTCTAGATTTTCACAAATTCCGATCAAACGTTCAATGTGTTCATCTTTACTATTGGATTCCGCCAATTTCATTCGTATAATAAACTTGTTCATCATCGGATGAATAATTCGATATCCAATAAAATCATCCTTACCCAATTGTTCTAAGCCATTTGTAGCCAACAAATTTCCTAGAGTATGCATTTCACCCTCATATTCAAAATCCAACATAGAGTTATTTGTCCACCCCAATTTAGCGCGATTATCTTGTACATAGGTTTTGAAATCAGTTAGTTTAGAACGAATAATTTCTAAGCATTTTTTAATTACATCTCGAGGCTTCATAATACCTGCCGTTTCTAGGTAAAAAATAAATGCATCAGGATCCTTCGTGTCTTTATCTTTCCACATTCGTTCCTCTTCTAACGAAAGTTTATCATACGCAATGTGTTCTTCATCCTTCAATACTTTATAACGATAAGCAATTGTACTAACCGCTTGCCATCGAGAATGTTCTTTTGCTGTACCTTTACTTACGGTAAATTCGCCTAGGAGTTTTTGTTTTACATTCAACTTTGTAATCAAAAATGTATCTATGAAAATATCTCCTCCATCGATCCAAGTATCTGTAACAGAATCATATACCTGAACATCATCTGTAGTAATATCCATAATACCATTTTGATCATTTTCAATTGCCATATTTTTCGTTTTCTTTTTAGATAGATAGAACTGCAATGTTTCAAGTCCGTCTATATTTTGATTAATTGGCAATAGAGAAATACGATGAGAAACATACTCATTATGCAGAGGTGTAGTGTTTTCGTGTAGTTGAATGTTCTTTGGGTTTACTGCATAAATTTCTACATCAGACAATGCGACGCGCCGAATAGCATTTGCCGTAGAAACCGCTACTCCTTGTAGCTCGAACTCTAGATGTTCATCGGTTTCACCTGAGCGAATTGTAAAATTGGGTGCTGCCATTTCTTTACTATATAAAATGTAGAATTTAATTCAATTTATCTTCTAAACTTTATATTTGTTATCAATTTTATTAAGTAACTGCTTTCTTAGGGAAATACATAACTGCTTAAACTTTGTGTATATGGATTATTACGAAAAGCATCTAATATATCTGGTTGAATTCGATCAGTATAATTATTAAATACAGTATTCTTCTCCTTTGTTATACTATAAGGGTTTGCTGTAGGAGGCAACTGATATGGTACATCGCAGTTCGGCATATCCTGTTGAAAGTCTCTTGGATTTCTTCTATCATCATCTAAGCGTTTTACTACAACATTCTGCATATCACCACCTGCAGCTAATTTTACTGAATTTTGTGTTGGTGCTCTGCCCTTAGCAATCTTTTCTTTCAAAGCATTTGTTTCTGCAGCATATGCTACATCGTACTCTTGATGAGCAGATACATTATGTCCTGCTGTACCAACATAATCTTCTACTAAAGCATCTTGTCTACTCGTGTATTTGGGATCTACTTTTGTAACCTTATATGCTCCACCCAATTGATTCGAATTTTTACCACCAATATAATCCTTCACTAATGCATCTTGTTTAGTTGTATATTTTGCCTTATCTTCAGGATCCCATACTTTAATCTTTTTCGTAGATACAGTAGAAATACCTTTATAGTTTTGTACTTTTACTACATCTCTTAATGTAGCCTCTGGTTTATCTTCTGGATCATAGACCTTCGTAGCCTTTACTGTAATACCAATATTACCTTCGTGATTATTTAATTCTGTCGTTTCCTTAACAGTTGTTCTAGCCTTGTCATCTGGATCATATGCTTTACCTACCTTTCTAGTTGTTCCAATATTACCTTCGTGGTTATTAAGTTCTGTTGTTTCTTTAACAGTTGTTCTGGCTTTATCATCTGGATCATATGCTTTACCTACCTTTCTAGTTGTGCCAATATTACCTTCATGATTATTTAATTCTGTCGTTTCCTTAATAGTTGTCTTAGCCTTATCGTCTGGATTATAAACAGTTCCTACCTTTCTAGTAGTTTTTAAGTTACCTTCGTGGTTATTTAATTCGGTAGTTTCTTTAATAGTTGTCTTAGCCTTGTCATCAGTATTATAAACCTTTCCTACTTTTCTTGTAGATTTCAAATTACCTTCGTGATTGTTTAATTCAGTAGTTTCTTTAATCGTTGTCTTGGCTTTATCATCTGTATTATAAACTTTTCCTACTTTTCTAGTTGATTTTAAATTACCTTCGTGGTTATTTAATTCAGTAGTTTCTTTAATAGTTGTCTTAGCTTTGTCATCCGGATTGTATACTTTACCTAATTTTCTAGTTGATTTCAAGTTACCTTCGTGATTATTTAATTCAGTTGTTTCACGTATAGTAGTTCTAGCTTTATCGTCAGGATTATAAGCTTTTCCTTCTTTTTTAGCAGAAGTCAAATTACCAGTATGTGTAAAAGATTCCGTAGTTTGCTTAATCGTGGCTTTCGCTTTATCTTGAAAATAAACTTGTGTTTTTAGTTCAATTGGTTTCATATTCATTGGTTTAGAACTACTCAATGTGGTCTGTTTAATCGTTTCCTTAGCAGGAGCCATATAATTTGAAACAGCCTTAAAAATACTATTGAAATAACCAGTGTGTTCATTGTCTTCTATAGTTTGACGTTTTGTCTTTTTAGCAGGAGTATTTGCTACCGCTTGTTGCTTTTTAGTAGTAGGTGCAGCTGGTGCAATATAGTTAGTTTTGTGACTAGAACGTCTAGCATTATTTGTATAACCAGCATTAGAACGAGCTTTATTTGCACCAGTTTCTTTAGCGGCGCCCATAAAAAATCTACTAAAGCTTCGTAGAGCTCTGCCTAACAAAAAAGTAGGACGTGCCATTTCACCAACTACAACAGCCTTTGCACCAAAGTTACGTTCACCCTTTTCGT